GTTAATTTAAGAAATTTAGAAAATGAAAAAAAAACAAATTGTTATAATGATTTGTGGTAATTGAATATATGTTACATTATAAAATGGGCGTTTTAAATGAGAAAATGTGTAAATATTAATAAAAATTTGGTGTGTTACCATATATCGTAATGATTTAATCAGACTAGACCATAATATCATTTATATTTAAAAAAAAAATTGATTTAAAGATAACCAATGTATATAAATCATACTAATAAAATGACAGACGCAATCATCGACGGAACCCAAATTAATACTAATGTATTTTCATACTCTGCTCCCAAGGCACATGCCTCTGGAGGAAAAGTAGTTAATTTATATAATAAAAATACTAGAGAGTCTCTTACTATTTCTACACCTTTATTGCTAACATGGGGTGCTCAAGAAGGTAAAGATCAACAAGGTAATACTACTGGAAAGTGGACTATGAGTCTTCAGTTTCCTAATTCTGAATATCCTAACCCAGATGGTGAGGCATTTCTTAATTCTATGCGTGCTTTGGAAGCTAAAGTTAAAGCTGATGCTATGACTTATTCTAAGGAATGGTTTGGTAAAACAATTACTAGTTCTGAAGTTATGGATGAGAAATTTAATGTAATGTTGAGACATCCTAAGATTAAAGGAACTCAAGAACCAGATGTTTCAAAGGCACCTACTTTGACTGTTAAGATACCATGTTGGAATGGTAGTTGGAAATCTGAGATTTATGACGAAGACGGTGAGCCTTTGTATGTCAATGGAAAAACTAACAGTCATTTATCTCCTCTTGAATTTATTAAACCAAAAACACATGTTATCTGCTTAATTCAATGTGGTGGCCTTTGGTTTGTAAATGGAAAGGTATCTATTACTTGGAATTTAAAACAATCTATCGTACAAAAACCAAAAAATAGTATGGAAGGACAATGTCTACTTAGACCTAAGGCATCCGATAAAGAGAAATTAAAGAGTATGGAATTACCTGTTGAGGATATTGTTGACCCAGATGGAGGTATTAGTGCTATAGTTGAAGACAGTGATGAAGAAGAAGAGATCGAAATTGTAAGAAATCCTGAACCAGTTGTCATAAAAGAACCAGAACCTGTAAAAGCGCAAACAACAGAAACTGTTGTAGCAGAAGAACCAAAAAAGAAGCGAGTAATTACCAAGAAGAAGGTTGAAGTATAAATAAAAATATAAATAAAAATAAAATTAAATATAAATATAAATAAAAATATTATAAATTTTTTTATTTATATCCAACAAAAATTAAAATACTTATTTATACAAATGTAATTTTAACAATTATATCTGCTTTCTCAGTAATATTATATATATCATCATTTATTTTTGTTAATCCTTCATTTTTTATTCTATAAAATTGTTCTTTTTTTATATATAAATTAGAAAGCGGTATAGTAAATACTTTGTCACCTATATTAAATGTTATAACATTATTATTTTTAAAGAGTTCTAATAAATTATTATCTGATTGAATTAAATATTGTATTTCAATATTAATATTATTTTCATCATCAATTTTTATATTTTTGTCCAATTCTGGTTCACATAATACTATTATTTCATTTCCAGAACAATCAAAATAACATTCATTATGCCATAAAGGTACCAAATACAATTCATTATCAACAATCAATTTATAAAAATTATTATTCATTAAGTCATTAATGCTAGGGTTTAATTTATATATTTGTACATTATTATATTTTTGTATAACAATTTGTTTAACTTCTTCTAAAATTTCTTCTGTCAAATGAAGAACCAAACGATATTTAGAGAGAAAAATATAAATATTCAAGACAGTATCCTTGTCTAAGTCTTCAAATAATTTAAGTGATAATTTTTTACCAGTGAATACAATATCATTTACAATAAATGAAATAATTTCATTATATTTATATTCCATCATACTTTTCATAAATATTTGTAATATATCAAAATATACTGATGTGGACGTTTGTTCTTCTTCTTCATATTTTTTATTATTAAAGTCATCAGGTTTTAAATACATGAGTTCTCTCTTTAAATAGTCATAAGCTTCATTTATCATTTTAAATTTTTCATTTGATTCTATTGTATTCCCATTTTTATCGGGATGGTTTTGAAGCGCAAGTTTGTGATATTTTCTTTTTAAGTATTCTAATGTAATGTCTTTAAAATCCACTTCATCTATGTCTATTTCTAAAATACTAAAAGCTTCTTTATGATTCATATAAAATATGAATTATAAACTTTAAGTAATAAAATTATTTATTTTTATTAAACTATTTTAATTATATATATATAAATGGCAATTCATACTAGTGCTATATTCTATCGTAGAGGTATTCCTAATAGTTACAATTATTTTGCGTTTGTAGCTCAAACAAACAATACTGTTGTATCATCAATGAGTAGTTACTTAAGAGGATATAATTTTTATAATCGTAATCTAACTAATACAAATATAAAACGTCAATATCCTTGGCGTAAATAACTCTAAAATCCGTGTATTTGTTTTGTTAAGTAATATAAATAAGACTCCACATGATATATTGGTCTATAATTATTATTATAATATTGAAAGAAGCTATACGTCTTTAGCAAAATTTTTGATAATTGACAATCATTTATTTTATTTTCTTTTACTAAACAAGAGAGAATATACCATATACAGTCTGTTATATCTAAATTATAAATAAATATATCATATAATATATCTCTAAATTTCAAAAATTGTAAATCATTTATATTAATCATGTTAAAAACAATTTTGTTACAAATTATTTTATATTGTAACATTAAATCCTCATCATATAAATGAAGAATTTTAATATTAGTAATATTTTCTAACTTAAGGTTACTAGGTAATTTATTTTTTATACACTTTGTATAAGCAGTTTTTGTTGGTCTAGATATATTAATGACTTCACAACAATTTATTATATTATCTGGTATAAAACTTAACTCTTCTGTAATAATAATAAACTTTAAATCCACAGTGAGTGAACTATTTTGTTGCATATAACTATAAAAATTCTCTAATAACTCACTGTGTACTTCATGAAAATATTTACAAACAACAATACCTGACTTCTCTGTCTTTGCTGATACTATATCGATTATTTGTTGATAAATTTCATGCCAAAGAAGTTTTGAATTACAACCTAAGAGAGACATATCAATCTCATAATGAATATCACTTATCTTAAAAAAATATTGTTGTTTATTGTAGGTAATACTAATTTTTTTCTCATATTTTAATTCACTAGGACTATACATTTTTATAGATTTTAACATTTGAGTATATTTTCCAGTGCCATTAGGTCCAAAAAATATTAAATTCTTCATTTCATATAACATCTTAGGAAATTTTTTATATATATTATCCAACTTTGGATGTAAATTTTCTCTATTATTTTCAGTTATATATTCTTCAAAATGAGTTTCATAAAATTTCATTATTATATTTATAACAAAACATTCTTTATTTAATTTTAAAACATATAATTAAAATTAAATAAGCTTATTTACTTAAAAACAAAACACCATTATGATATAATTATATGAATATTGTAAAAGGTATAGAACAATATGATGAAAATAATGTTTATTTCTTTGAACCAATAAAAAATAATATAATGAATGATGGAACTTTTATCAGAATATTATATTCAACTGAAAATGTTATGTTAAATGGAATATATTTACATATTACATTAAACGATATATTTTGTGAAAAATATTATAACAAATATAGATGTATATTTAATACTGTTACACATAAAGATATTATTGAATCATTAAAAATAATCGAAGATAATCTATTGAAAAAAAGTGAAATTAAAAATAAAATACCTCAATTTAAAATTAATGAACAACTTAAAAATGGTAATATCAAATTATTTTGTGAACTAGTTAATAAAACTAGTTGTTCTTTTATATTAAAAATATCTGGAATTTGGGAGACACAAACTAATTATGGACTAACATATAAATTTATTAAAATTAATAGTTAACCATCTGTTCTAAAAAACTTTAATATAATATACATAATCATCGAACATATCGCAGTTAATACACCTAATAAATATATTATACTAGATGTAACTTTTGATATTTTTCCATTTGTTTCAAATTCTTTTGTAGTAATATTATTATAAACTATGTATATTTGAAATAGTAATAAAATAATTGTTATATTGCTAAATGTATGATAACTTTTTGAAATATGATTTTCATTAATTGGGTCTTTATATTTAATAATTAAATACAATACAAAACCTATTACACCGAGCATCAATAGAAATGGTCCACTTGTCATAAAAATCAACCATATTATTTGAAACGTTGACTGGTTTTGAGTAACTTCAAATAATTTAGTAAATAAAATTAATAATATCATCATTATACCTAGTATTAATACTGAATATGATGCTATCATGGAACCATATGATACTTCACCTTTTGAAAAAAAACTAATTATAAAACCTATTACACTTGTCATTATTAATGCTTTATAAATACCTGCGTACCAATCTTTCATTATTTATATATATAAATAAACAAGATTTTTATATTTATACATTACTTATTTTTCCCTTTAATAAATCTATTTCATTTTGCATCTCTTTCATTTTTGATAACATAATAGGAATTAATTCTAAGTAATTAACAGTTTTATATCCCATTGTATTATTTGATACTAATTCTGGAAATACTTTCTCCATATCCTGTGCTATAAATCCATAATGTTTTTTTTCTGATTTATCTGAATTAAAGTTAAAATGAACTGGATTTAAGCGTAGAATATCAGTTTCAATAATTTCATTTATATTTTTTTTCAATGTTAAATCAGAAGGATTGTAAATAGATCCTTCTATTATAATATCTTTTTGTATAAAAACGTCTGATGCTGTTGCTGTTGTAACAATAAGATTACTAGTACCATTTGAAGTTGTAGTACCTTGTTTATAATACCATAACTGAGAAGAAGGTCCTGTATAAAATTGTTTCACATTTTGGGTATTACTTGGTTGCTTACCACCATAATTATTTATAGATGCATACATATATATATTTAATTAATATATTTCTATTTTTATTATATTTTAAGTTTTAATAATAAAAATATTAATATTAATATTAATATATAATAATGAATAGAAGTTCAGACGGTTTTAATTTTGGTAACAATCCAACACAGTTTAATCCACAATTTAATGTTTCGAATAATCATCCTCTTATAAAAAATTCACAGGAGTATTTATACTATAAAAAATATGTATCTATACATTCAGAAGATAGGGATATGATAAAATATCCAGAATCTAGTGTTTTTGAAATAGAAATGCCTGAAGATATTACAAATGTTTATTCATTAAGACTTGTAGATTGGGCATTTCCTGCTAATTATAATACATTTTCTACATTAAATACAAATGTTACAATGACATTTAAAATTAATAGTCCTTATAATCCTAATGAAAATCTAGTTTCAAACAACTTGCTATCTTCTATTTTTGAAGCATTATATTTATATAATGATAATTATTTAATTACTATCGAAGATGGTTTTTATAATCCAAACCAGATGAGTATTGAACTTACAAATAAATTTAATGAAACTGTTAGTCAGCAAATATTAACATACTTTAATATACAAATTAATAATCCACCACCTACGCAAACACTGCCACCATCATTTTGGGAAACTATGGTTACTCAGTTTATAGCTGAAGGTCAATATAATCGATTTATAATAGTTTATAATGAGGTTGGTCAAAAATTTTGGTTTGGAAACACATGTGATAGTTTTATTTTAACAAATGAATCAACGATTCTTTATAACGCTAGTATTCCTAATATTTCATGTGGAATTAGAGCAAATCAAAAAGAATTTTCTTCTTGGGGATTACCTTGTAATTTAGGCCTTGAAAGAAATGATATTACATCTAAAAAAGGATCACAAATTATAAATGGTAGTGAAATAAAATACACACCTAGATTTTATTATGGTGATGTTAATCCCGGGGATAATGGCTTTTGGTTGTTGCCAAATACAGATCTTTCAGGTTCATTTGTTTATTATATAGAAGCTAATTATAAAATTAACTTAATGGGACCTTCTCATTTTTACATAGAATTAGAGGGTCAAAATTGTATAGATGAAACATCACCGTATGTTTCTAATGAATTTTCATTTAAAAATCCAAACACAACAAATGGAATTGTGAATTCTTCATTTGCTAAAATACCTCTTTCATCTACACCAGTAACACAATGTTATGGTGATAATAATATGCCATATAAATTTTATGATCCACCTGCGGATAGAATAAGAAGATTATATGTGAAAATAAGATATCATAATGGCCAACTAGTTAATTTTGGTGTATTTAACTACACATTTACTTTAGAATTTACTACATTATTACCACAAATAAATCGTAAAATACATCATTCACATATACCACCATTCATTCAAAGTTAAATTACATAATATTTTTAGATATCATATTTATCTTTTATCCATGACTTTAAAATGTCTATATCACATATTTTATAGTCTTCTTTGACTTCACTGTTAAAATTTTTTAAATCAAAAAACTGTGGTTTTTTCATTTTTGTTGTCTTGTAAAAAATATAATCGCCTTTTGGACCTTTTCTTATTGAAGTATTCATGTTTATTTCTCTTACATTTTTACTTTCTTCTTCATTCAAATACTTTTCTACTTCATTAAATGTTATATTTTCAATCGGTCTATTTCCAAGTTCTCTCAATGTCTTGAAATTTTTACCCCAAGAAATATAAATTCCATATTTACCTTTTTTTAATATTACATCATTTCCTTCATACTTACCTAATATGTATTGACTTTTTGTTGTTTTATTTGTCTCTATTATATCCTCAATAGCATATTCTCCGTTTTCTATTTTATGAATCTCTATATCTTTTTTAATTGGTTTAAATTTAATTTCTTCCTTTCCATCAATCGTTTCAGTAAATTTTACAACTGGTCCATATTTTCCTACTATATATGTATTATTTTCATCCAATTTTATTTCTAGTTTTGTTTCATCTTTTAAACCATCTATTAAGATATCTATTTGATTATTACAACTTTCACAAAGAGTATACCATATTATATCTCCTTTTGCGATTTTATCTAATTCATCTTCCATTGTTTTCGTATAATCGTAATTAAATAAAGACGAAAAATGTTTTTCTAAAAAATCTATCACGATTGTACCTAATGGTTGAATCACTAGTTTTCCTTTTTCGTTACCAAATTCTCTCCTGTTTTCTATTTCAAATATTTCTCCATTATCTAGTTCAAAATCTTTACACATCATTTCACGACCAGTGATGTCTTCTTTTTTAACATAACCTCTTTCCTGAATTTTATCGACGAGAGAAGAAAAAGTAGATGGTCTACCTATTCCATTTTCTTCCAAAAGTTGTACTAGTCTTGCTTCTGTATAGTGTTGTTTTAATCCTTTTAATGTAACTCTTGTTACAATCTTTTTATAAGGAATCACCGAATTTTGTCTTATCGTTTGAAGATATTGATATTCCTTATTTTCTATTGAATACTTTTTTTTCACAATTTGCCATCCAGGAAAATCTATAAGCTCACTACTATAAGAAAATATAGTATTTTGAAATGCTTTGATAGTTGCTTTAACTGAATAAAAAGATGCTTTTGACATACAACTTTCTAATGTATTCTCCCAAATCAATTTATACATTCTTCTCTCTTTACTATCTAATGTTTCAGGAAGTTCAAAGAGAGAAATATCAGTAGGTCTTATTGCTTCATGAGCTTCTTGTGCCAAATTTTTCTCTTCATTAGACTTCGTATTTTTACCTTTTTTTTTTGTAGTTTCTTCCAACTCAAATTCTTTTTTATTCAATCCAGTAATAAGATTATCTATATTTTCATTTATATATTTGCTATCATAATTTTTGACAATATAGGTTTTTGTAGAATCAATAAAATCTCTACTATATGTTTTAGAATCTGTGCGCATATATGTGATATAACCTCCTTCATATAGTAACTGACAAATTCGCATTGTTTCTTTTGGAGCATAATGTAGATCATTACTTGCGACTTGTTGTAGCCTTGATGTTGTAAATGGTTCAGGTTGTTGTTTGAATAATTTTACAGGCTGAGAACAATTATAATTATGAGAGAAATCCGCGGAACCATCTAGAAAACCAGTTATATCATCCTCAGAATCATATTGTTTATTTAGTTCAAATGCTATATTCAAATTTGTAAAATAACCTGTTGTGTTATATACTTTTCTTTCTTCAATTTCATTAATTTCTTTTTGGTTATCATAAATAATTTTTAATGCGGGTGTTTGACATCTACCAGCACTTAAAGAATGATCTTTTCCTTTTGAACTCGCGATAAATTTCCACAACATTGGAGTGACCTTAAATCCTACCAATATATCAAGTATTTGGCGCGCTTGTTGTGCGTTTACGATATCCATATTAATTGTTCTTGGATTTCTTATTGCGTACTGAATTGCGGATTCGGTTATTTCATTAAATGTAATACGTTTTGTTTTATTTACATCTAATTTAAAAATTTGTGCTACACAATACGCAATTTTTTCACCTTCTCGGTCACCATCCAATGCAAGAACAACATCATTAGCATTTTTGATTTCTTTTCTTAAAACTTCTATTTGTTTTTTTTTTACTGCGTTATCAAGTATTGTATAAGTTGGTGTAAAATTATTATTTATATCTATGTTTTTGAGAGAAGACAGTTCTCGCAAATGTCCGTATGTAGCAAGACATTTATAACCAGGACCCAAATATTCTTCAATTTTTTTACATTTTGCTGGTGACTCTACTATTACAAGAGTTGTAGTAGTTGAATATTTTTTTGACATAATTACATAAATATATAAAGTTATTTTTATGTTATTTTATTTAAGTAAGACATAGTTTATTCAATTAGTTTATCATAAACTAAATTATGATGTGCTATAGTAGTGCTTACTTTAGTGGTGTCATATGTTAACAAAAAATCTTCATTTAGAAAAAGAGTATGAAGAATTGGTTCCATATTATATATATTATATATTATATGATATATTATATATTATATGATATATTAACTCCTAAGACATTACAAGTACAGTTACCTGTTGATGGAGATAATATTATAATACCAATTTGCTCTACACCAACATTATTAATACCATATTTAGAAGAAACCATAAAATTATTTATTCCATTTACTAATTGCTGAATTACATAATACTCACTAATAAAACTAAAACCTGGATATGTAAATGCTTTTCGAAATATATAAACACTTGTATTTGATTGAATACCACTTACATTTACAGTTACATTTGCGGTTTTAAAATTATAGTTATATTCTTGATATACATTATATTCACCTGTAGCTCCACCGTTCATTTTTACACCAGAAGCCATATTTAAATAATATTTATTGTCTATAATAGTATTATATGCTCCTGGATTACTTTGTGAATAACTTTGACCAGGAGCACCATATAACGATGGAAACATAATTGTAGGTTTTCCAAATATTTGTTGTGGTATTGGTGTACCTTGTGTTAAAAATAAATATTGTGGTTGAACTATTTGATAATTACCTAACACAGCTGATCCAAAAGTATAATTACTATTTGGTATACCACGTCTATAAAATGAAGCACTAGTCTTATTTTTTCCCATATACATTATTATTATAAAATAAAATTTATTCAATTACTGTATCATAAACTAAATTATCTTGTGGATCAGATTCGACGCATATAATGGATAATCAACCTTCAGAATATTTAATAAAGGCTTTATAGGTTTATTTTTTGTTTTATTATTTTATTCTTAATTTTATTTTTATTTGTCTTCATATTGTAATATTAGATTAAAATTATAATATGATAAATAATTTAGATTGTCATTTTTTTATATTGATTCCAAGAAATTTTAATTTCGGCTTTTTTAGGCTCAGGTGTCTTCTCATTTAGTTCATCTAATTTGTCAGCTTTTTTTAAAGCGCTATCTACGTAGATATCTTTTAATATTGAACCAACCATAAAAGACCCTTCGTGTTGATCTAGTTCTCCATCCTCAATTTTTTTTAATATATCTAAAAACTTATACAACAAATTTATATCAATTTCGTCCTTTTTAACTTTGTTAAAAATATCTGTGTAATAAGTAAATAAAAAATTAGATTCGTTTATACATTCTTGTGATATTTTTTCATCATCACCTCTATATTTTGCTTTAATTAAAATCATATTATTGATTTCATTTCTAAGTATTTGACTATGTTTTATACTGCGTATGAATTCTGTTTGATCTTCTACATTATTAGCCTTAATCATATTTTGTAGTTGTAGTCGCTGTTTATCATCCATATTATACTATTATTAAGAAAAATAATCTTTAATTCAAACTAATAATAAAATTATATTGTAAATATAATATATATATGTCAACAATTAAAACTACAGCACCAGGGTTAACTGAACCAACAATGATTGGTATGCCAGCAGGTAATCCAAAAGATTCAGCAATCGCTAGTCAGAATCAAATGAATCAAAAACAAGCATCTTTAAGTTCTGCTGTGGGTGGAAGAAAAAGAAGAGGAGGAGCTATTGCTGTCCCACAATTTCAAATGCAATATACACCTCAAGGAGGTCAAGGTCAAGACCCAAACGCATTAATACAACAAAATTCACAAACTAGTACACAAGCGGTTGAAAACGCATCCATGGATTCTGGTGCACTTCAAAAAGGAGGAATGAAATGTAAAAAAGGAGGAAACACGGATTGGTTGTGGGGATGTTATAGTGGTGGTAAATCTAGAAATAAAAAAAATCGAAAAACTAAAAAAACTAAAAGTATAAGAAAAACTATAAGAAAAAGTAGAACAACAAGACGTAGAAGAAAATAATTTAGATTAAACAAATAAAAATAAACATCAATTATTGTAAATTTATATGAATAATTATATATTATTAATATAAGTTATGCCGTCTGGAAAAAATTGGATTAATTTTTTATATATAAACCTTGCTTTTGCTCTATATATAGCAGGTGTTTTTTATTTTAGTCAATTAGCAGATATAAAAGCAAATTGGCCTTTGTATCGTTGTAATCCTATGTATATGCCACTCGCTGATGATATGGAAAGTAATTTCGTTTACTGTATTCAAAATATGCAAACAAGTTTTATGGGTTATTTATTACAACCTATAACATTTTTAACTAGTTCAATGTCTAATATAATGGGTGGATTTTTGAATGACATAAATATGGTTAGAGCTATGTTTGATAAAATTAGAACATTTATAGCATCTATCATTCAATCAGTATTTGGAGTATTTTTAAATTTAGTTATAGAATTCCAAAAAATTACAATTAGTATTAAAGATTTAATTGGAAAGTGTATTGGTATACTTGTTACATTGATATATGTTTTGGATGGTAGTATTAAAACTATGAATAGCGCATGGAAAGGTCCTTCAGGGCAACTTGTTAGAGCATTAGGTAAATGTTTTCATCCACATACAAAAATAAAATTACAAAATGGAAGTATTATAGCTATGAAAGATATTAATTTAGGAGATATTTTAGAAAATGGCTCAATAGTTGTCTCAACTATGAAAATAGATAATAAACAAAATCCTGTTCCCCTTTATATAATTAAAAGTAGAGGTGTTGAAAATGAAGACATTTATGTTACAGGTTCACATTTAGTATTTGATAAAGAAATGAATGAATTCATTAAAGTTGATAACTATACAAAAGCAAACAAATGTAATATAAATACCGAATGGTTTAGTTGTTTAATTACTAATGATAATACAATACAAATAGGTTCGGAAAAATTCTGGGATTGGGAAGATCATTTTGTAAAAATCAATATGATTTAGTCTAGTACTTTAATTATGTAATTAAAGTAAATGAATATTATCCATTTACTATATATAATATGGATAATACAAAAGGAATAAAAAATATTGAAAAAATGTATGATAAGCTAACCTATTTCGACCAATATGGTGGTTCAGTATTATTATTTATCATAACAACAATTTTATTATTAATTCTAGTATCATACTGTTTTACTATGATAAATGTTCAACCTATTATAGATGATTGGCCAAATCAAAGATGTAAACCATATATAATTCCATTTGCTGGATGGGTAACTAAACCTGATGATACAACCAGTGTAGACTATACATTAACAAATTTTACATATTGTACTCAAAATATTTTATCAGGAATTACTGGAACTATGGTTGAACCAATTACGTTTGTTGTTGATACCATTAAACATGTTTTAGATATTATAAAAGAAGCTATCAATTCTATACGAGCTATGTTTGATAAAGTAAGGACTTTTTTTCAAACAATGGCAGAAGAATTAATGGGGAGAATAATGAACATGATGATACCATTACAACAAATTATTATTAGTGTGAAAGATTTCATTTCTAAGATACAAGGGTCAATGACAGCCGGCTTATTTACATTATTCGGAGCTTATTATACTCTTAAATCTCTAATGGGTGCTATAGCACAATTTATAATTACTATTTTAATCGCATTAGCAGTAATGATAGCAATATTTTGGTTACTTCCTTTTACATGGGGTGCCGCAATTGCGAATACTGCTATATTTATAGCTATTGCTATACCAATGACTATAATCCTTGTCTTTATGATAGATGTTCTTAAAGTACAAACTAGTCTTTCAATACCAAAAGTTAAGTGTTTTGATAAAAATACATTAATTACAATGAACGATGGTTCAAATAAAAAAATAATTGATATAAATGTTGGTGATATTCTTGAGAACAATAATTCAGTTACTGGAAAAATGAAAGTTGAAACAAAGGGTTCTTATATGTATATGTTAGATGACATTATAGTATCTGATTCACATATTGTAAATTATTGTGATAAATGGATTCCTGTCTCACAACATCCTAAAGCAAAAAAAATAGATAAATATGAAGAACCTTATTTATATTGTTTAAATACAACTTCAAAAATAATAACAATAAATAATGTAACTTTTACGGACTGGGACGAAATACATGAAAAAGAAATAAATTCTATTTTTGAAAAATCAAACTATCTATTAAGAGAAAGAAAAGACATTCATAAATTTCTTGATGGAGGATTTGTAGGAAATACTTTAATTAAATTAAACGATGATACTAGTAAGAATATAAAAGATATTAATGTAGGGGATATACTTTTAAATAAAGAATATGTATATGGTATAGTTGAAATAAATGGTTTAGATTTACATCAACAAAATAAATACACTTTAGGTAATAATAAAAAAGTAATTGAAGGGGCAAATTTAAATATATGCGATAAAAAAATTTGTGTTACAAGAACGATTGATTTAGCCAAAGAATATAATTATTTAAATAATTATAAAGAGGATATTGGAATTAAAGAAGAAAAATTATATCATTTACTAACAGATAAAAATACTTTTTATGTCGGAGATGTTAAATTTTATGATTATAATGCCTCAATTGATATGTTTTTAGACAAAACTAAAGGAAAATTATTATCTATGAAATATGTATAATATGGATATTTCAATATTAGGATTGAAGTTAAATGTCGAAATTTTAATTTTGATTGGTGTTATTTATTTAATATTAGTTGGACACACTCTTGGTGGATGTTGTAATTTTTATGGATTAATAGAAGGAATGAAAAATAATAAAAATAGTAATAATGGTGATGGTGATAACATGGCTCAAATAGGTCCTTCTTCTACATCTAATAATGTTATTGCTAAGGAAGTCGCACGTGCTATTACTAGTAAAGAAGGTTTTGTAGGAGCCAATACAAATTATGGCGAATCATCCTTATATAGTTTAACAAATAATGACCAAGTTAACACTTCATCATGGAGTAGACCAACTTTAACTGTTACTCCTGGTAAACCATTAAGTTCTGGTGTTCAAAGTATTTTAAATCGTCCTTCTCAACCAGTTCCTTTACCAGATGGTGAAATGTTAATGTTCGCAAATACACAATTTAAACCAGAATGTTGTCCTAATAGTTTTTCAACAAGTACCGGTTGTGCTTGCATGACAACAGATCAATATAATTATTTAATTTTACGAGGAGGTAACAACGTTCCTTATTCTGAATATTAATTTTGTTGATTAGAATTTTATTATGTATTATTCAATTTGACTATCGATAGATTTACTAATTATAACCTCTTTTGCTATTTTTTTTATAATTTTACATTCTTTTTCTGAATCATTGTCGCCTTTTCCTCCCATAGCTTCGATTATTAATTTGTTATATTGATCTGATATTTTCGAATCACTATAAACACAATCTGGATGTTTTGCTTTAAAATCAGGTATTAATTTCGTATTTTTATGAGCTATATGCTTTATAGCCTTTCTTAATTTATGATTATCATCACTTTCTTTTTCCCATCTATTCTCATCTTTTACATACATAACTTCTCTTTTTGAATCACTACAATGAACCGGACGTTTATGAATATCAAGTGCTTTTAAGTTTTTAACTATAATGTTTGAAATACCTTCTACAAAACCTAATTTTCCAACTATTTCTAAGTCCGAAAGTTGTAGGTGTAAAGAGTCAACAAAATCCATTATATTCATTGCATCTTTACATTGTTCGTTCAAAAATACATTCAAATTAAATGTTTTATTATTTGAATTAATATTACTGTTACATATTGTTGAACGTCCTTTTTCACACATCTCCATTACTACTTTATTTTGCTCGATAATCATTTCTTTAAATTCACTATTTTCTTTGATTAAGTATTTAATAAGGTCATCTTTATTAAGTGTCCCATTCTTTTCCTCATTAAAACAAGATGAATCGTTTTTAATAACTAGACATTTATTTTTATGATTAAATAAACTCTGACGATGTTTGTATTTCTTTCCACATTCACATAATAAAAAATTGTTTTCCAATGTGGCATTTTTTGGCATTTTTTGGTAAGTATTTGTCAGTATTTTACTGTTATTTATATGTTTTGATGTCATTATGTGGATTTCATAATTAGATTTCTTACAACATTTAAAGTCACATATGCTACACTCAAATATTTTGGCATTTTTTGGCATTTTTTTGTCAGTCATTTGTAAGTATAAAATACTTACATAAAAAATGCCTAAATTATTTTAAAAAAATATATAAAAAAATACAGTAACAAAATTAAAATTATTTTTTTTGTAACAACATGTTAATTTTAAAATATGCAGTGAAAGAAATTTTTTTTCCAAGAAATGTTTGCAATTTTCAAAAATGGACATTAAAAATGTCCAAAATCAAATTTCTGAAAAAACTTTTGGAAAAAAAAATTCAGTATTTTAAATAATAAATAATTAAACCTACTTAAAGAAAACAACAAAGTGTTTTGTTATTTTACATATTTTTATACATACATACTATATAGTGCTGAAATATTTCCTTTATCAAGTTTTATCAATTTGTCAACGATATCCTTTGTTACAGTAAAAGGAAATTCTACTTTTAAAGACATGTCTTCTTCAAATAAATTAGAACCTGGTTTCATTAAACGATATAAGTTAAGCTTTGTGTAAATTATTTCTAAACAACGTTTCAAATTTCTAACACCGTCTTCTTTATTACAATGATTTTCAATTATATAATGAATAGTTACATCAGGAATAGTTATTTCTTCTTCCAAAAATCTAACTTGTTCGCGAATTTTTGGAAGCAAATAACTATTTCCAATAACGGTTTTTTGTTTTTGATTATAACCTTTTGTCTGAATTCTATACATTCTATCTTTTAAAATTGGGTTTACTTTGCTTTCGTCATTATAACTAAATATGAATAAACATTTACTTAAATCAAAGTTTATCTCTGCAAAATATTTGTCATGAAATTGACTATTTTGGGATGTATCTGTCAAGTGTGTTAATATTCCTGCGATTTCTTCACCACGAGGAGTATCACTAATCTTATCAAGTTCATCAAAATAAATAACAGGATTCATACATTTACTATCTATCAAAATTTGGACTATTTTTCCCCAAGTACTACCTTCATATGTGTATCCATGACCTTCTAAAAAGCTACTATCTGTAGCACCACCAAGAGCTATGAAAGCAAAAGGTCTATTTAGAATTTTACTAATACCCTCTTTTACCAAACTTGTTTTACCAGTACCTGGAGGGCCATGAATAGCAATCGCAGTTCCTATTGATTTTGGATTTGTTAGAAGTTGACCCAACATTTGCATAATTTGCATCTTAGCATCATTTAATCCATAAACAGCACTATCTAATGTTTTCTGTGCGTTTTCCATAAATTCATGACACTTTTCAACACCATCCTCAATACTAATAGGCAAATTTTCGTATTTACCAAAAGGCATACGCATAAAAGTATCAACCCAATTTTTTATTTTATAAAATTCACCGCTACCTGGTTCCATGTAACGAAGTGAATTTATCTTTTTCATAGCTGCACCTTTAAATTGAACTGGAATATCAGATTCTAAAAGTGTCATTCTATACGGTTTTTCTACACGTGTAATCTTATTAATTTCTCTTAATTCTTTAATAATTTTCTTTTGTTCTGGAAGTTCTAATTTTTCATAAAATGAAAAGTCGTTCATAGTATTTTTATCTTTCACAATCCTTCTAAAAATTCTCATATTTTTTTCCTTGTGTTTTTTTTCTTTTTTTTCAAGTTTTAATGAGTTTTTCTTTATGTTTTCTTCGCAAACTTCAATACATTTATGAATAGATTTATTACCTTTATTTTTCTCATATATTTCCTTTAGTTGTGCTAATAATTCTATGTCACTTTTATCATCTTTTAAAACTTCAGTATTGGTACTTTCTAATTGTTTTGTAGGAGACTTAGTTTTATTTTTATCAACGCTTGTTTTTTTAGAAGCTTTATTATGTTTTGATTTTTTCTTTAAAAGTTCTTCATCTTCATCTTCATCTTCTTCGTATTCTTCTTCATCATCTTCATCTGAAGAAACTGAAGCATCCTCATCTTCAGTATCATATGATTCATCTGATTCTTCATAATCTGAATCATTATCATATTCATCTTCATCATCATCCTCAGCTCCTCCAATTGTAAAGATAATATTAAACTTATTATTTCCTTTTACTTCAATTTCATTATCATCTTCTTCTGATTCTTCATCATCTTCATAACAATCATCACTTTCAGATTCTTCTTTACTTTTTTTCTTTTTATTTTGTTTTTTTGAAGCCTTGTTTTTTTTAGATTTCTTAGGCTCTTCATCTTCCTCTTCTGAATCTGTTTCCCATTCTTCTTCTTCTGACTCAGTCTCTTCTATCACAGTTTTTTTATTTTTTTTTAATGATAATTGTTTTATTTTTTCATTAATTGAATCATCAATATCCTTAGAAATAGCATTTTTCAATTTTTCTCCAGCTTTATTTTTTTTATCTAAATTTTTAGATGGAAATAATTTTGATAGAAATTTTCTATATTCTATTACATCAATGTCATCACTATCACTTTCACTTGAGCCATTATCGCTATCAGAATCTTCGTATTTTTTTTTATTACGACTCTTTTCCTCCACAGCTTTCTTAGTGCGACTATTTTGTTCTTTTTTATTCATTCTAATTTGTGTATCCTTTGTCATTTTCTTTATATATAGTCTTAAATTTAATTTTTAAATCAAAATCAATTTTATTTATAAAAAAATAATATAATATACTGTTACATAGATTGCGGTGTTATGAATTAATGTATATTTTTATTTGTATATTTATTCATAAATATTAGTAATTTAAAAATTTAAGATTTAGTCTTTCATAATATAAAAAATATATAAAATTGTTAACGAATATAATTTTACTTTATATTTAAATAAAATTGATTATAAAACAATATAAATCTATTCTGTTATATTATAAGAGATGTCGAAATACACAAGTTCAAACAGTATGTCAAATAATTGTTCAAAGGTAATCGGTATCCAATTTAGTATTTTATCTCCAGATGAAATAAGAAAAGGATCTGTTGCTGAAATAACAAGTAGAGACACTTATATAAATAATAAACCAGTAATTGGTGGGTTGTTTGACCCTAGAATGGGTGTTTTAGAACCTGGTTTAATTTGTCCTACAGATGGTCTTGACTATATGAAAACACCTGGTTATGCTGGTCACATTGAATTAGCACGTCCTGTATATTATATTCAATTTTTATCTACAATACTTAAAACTTTGAGATGTGTATGTTTTAAATGTAGTAAATTAAAGATTAGCAAAGAGAAATATAAACAAGCACTAAAATTAGAAGGTGATATGAGATGGAAATATGTATTTTCAATAGCAAGTGGTATAAAACGTTGTGGTGAAGACACTGAAGATGGTTGCGGTTGTCTTCAACCAAATAAAATTAGAAAAGAAGGACTTGCTACTATTTTTGCAGAATGGAAAAATGAAATTCCTGATTCTGAGCCATTAGTTATAAAAGTTACACCAGAAATGGCGTTAAAAATATTAAAAAGAATTTCAGATGAAGATGTATCTTTTATGGGATTTAGTCCGATTTATTCTAGACCTGACTGGATGGTATGTCAAGTGATGTCAGTACCACCTCCTGCTGTTAGACCATCTGTGAAACACGATGCACAACAAAGATCAGAAGATGATTTGAGTCATATTTTAGTAAATATTATCAAAACCAATAAAACATTACAAGAGAAAATTCAAAATAACGCACCTGCTAATGTAATTGATGACTGGACGACTGTTTTACAATATTATATTGCTACTCAAGTAGATAACAAAATTCCTGGCGTAGCATCTGTAGCACAACGTTCAGGAAGACCTTTAAAGTCAATTAAAGACAGGTTAAATGGAAAAGGTGGACGTATGAGAGGAAATCTCATGGCAAAACGTGTTGATTTTAGTGCTCGTTCTGTTATTACTGCAGACCCTAATATTTCAATTCGTGAATTAGGTATTCCAATGAAAATAGCAAAAAATATTACAAAACCTGTAATCGTAAACCAAATCAATAGGGCTTTCTTGACTAAATTAGTTCAAAATGGTCCTGAGGTTTGGCCTGGTGCTAAAATCTTGGAAAAAAAAAATGGCGAATCTATTACATTACGTTACTTCATTGATAGACAATCTATTGTTCTTGAGGATGGAGATATCGTTCATAGACATATGATGGACGGAGATGCCGTTCTATTTAATCGTCAACCTACTCTTCACAGAATGAGTATGATGTGTCATATCGCACGTATTATGAAGCGAGGCGATACGTTCCGAATGAACGTTGCTGACACCAAACCTTACAATGCGGATTTCGATAAACTCTCTGTCGAAAACATGAGGCGCTAAAAGCGTGTTACCTCATAGTCAAATGATTCAAATATAAAACAACTTAAATATAAAATGGAACCATCAAAATACCAAAAACTATCAAAAGAGATTTTGGATAGTCCAATCGAAAGATATTGCGAAATTTATAAAATTATTAATCTCTCAAATGGTAAGATATATGTAGGACAATCAGTTTCCCATATATTGAATCATAAGAGATATAGACCATATGGACACGAAGGAAGATTTAGATGTCACGTTTCAGAAGCTTTCTCAAGAAAAAAAAATCAATCACATTATTTAAACAATGCTATACGAAAATATGGCGTAAATGATTTTGTGGTTGAATTAATTGAATGTTGTGAAACTGAAAAATCTGATGAAAGAGAGATTCATTACATCAAAGAGTTCAATAGTTTATTTCCTAACGGGTATAATCTAAAGAATGGTGGAAGTGTATTTACTCATAGTGATGAAAGTAAAAAAAGAGTGTCAAATGGTGTTATTGAATATTTTAAAGATAAAAAATATGAAAGATTTAAAGACGTAAAGAAAATAGATGACGATATTGAAAAATACATCAAACCTTTAAATCGATTTAATCAGCAATATGGTTGGTATGTTTATATTGAAAAATGTAAAGCAGATTTTGGTGGAGTTCATATTCCTTTAGAAAAAGTAAAAAAGATGCTATAGAATTTATAGAAAAATTAAAGAATCATTTGGCGAAACACCTTGTTGCGGGGAGTCCCTTAGAGCCTATTCTATCTAATAAATAGAAGAACCACTACTAAGTCTGTGTTGGAAACACACAGATGGCCGAGATAGAACTCGGGTATAGTAATAATGTGGAGGATTGGGTAATCCGCAGTGTT